CAACGGTGTACGAGGCACCAAGGTAACGCTCGCCGAGGCTAGCGATCTGAGCAGGCAGGCGGACCACGTACTGCTTGCCAGCCGTCAGGTTGGCGAGAGCCACAGCACCCGTGCTGCCGATGACCGTACCGCTCGAAAGAGCAGCGTTGTCATCGGTAATCACGTTCATGGTCAGCGATGTCAGCGTGTTGAACGCTTCAATCACGGTGAAGACCATGAACAAACCCTCACCCTCGCCAATGTCGCGGGCGGTGCCGAGATCAATGGTGTTGGTGCTCACGGCGGTAGCAGTGATGGCCTGGCCACTGATGGCGGAGCCGGGGTTGTTGGCCCCAGAAACAGTCAGAAGAACGTCAGTAATCATGTTGTTGTTTCCCTTCTGTCGTTCCTATTAGGACACGACGGCTTCGGTGTTGACGATGGCATCGACGCGACGGAGCGGGACGCCTTGGAATGACAGGTACGCGGACGGAGTGCCGAACTGCGACAGACCCTCGTTGACCTTGAGCACGTACTGGCTCTTGTCGAGCGCAGCAATGGCAAGACCAGAGTGAACCGTGCGGTTCATGTAGAACGCCGCACGACCCATCGACATGTTGGGCAGCTTGTACAGGGCGCGGCTCATCAGCTTGATGAGAGCAGTAGCAGCCGCGGGAGCCTGAGTCGTACCCTGCGCGAGCAGGTCGGTCGTGTTGATGTTGCAGATGCGCACGACGTAGCGCCAGTCCTTGACCACCAGACCGTTCTTCCACTGGTAGCGGGTGGCATACGCTTGGAGACGGCTGCCATCGCTGTTGTAGACGGTCTGTTCACCGAGGTCTTCGTGCATGAGGCCCGCGCTGCTGCCCTTGGGGAACGGGCAGTAGACGGTGTTGTCGCCCCACACCACGAGGTACACCGAAGTGTTCGCGGTGGCATCTGAACCGCTAGCGTTCAGGATGTTCTGCGAGTTGTTCGGCGAGCCGGCGCCAATGTCCGAGTAGCGCGGCGCGATGCCGAGGAACTGCTTCGGATCGGTGGCGGGGTTGCCGTAGAACATGGTGGTCGCCATGGTCTGGTTCATGGCCTCAAGGAAGGCCACGTCCTCGGACAGACGGAACTGAGCGGTGTTGCCGTTCAGCATCGCCAGATCCTTGTCCACTTCGCTGCGAGCCTCAAGCATGCCGCAGGCTTCGTCAACCTGCGCGGTCGTGCTCTTGCTGTTGGGGATGCCCTGGTTCAGCGCACGCCAGTAGACGGTGGGCAGACCAGTGCGGATCACGACGCGGTCGCCGGTCGGCAGGTTGCCTTCCTTGAACACGCAGTCCTCAAGGATTTCGTTCGACTGCGAGAGCAGTTCGGCGATGACCGGGACGCGGCCATCTGGATCGGTGCGCTTCGCCCAGTCGGCGAGCGTCAGGTTCGACGTAGAGAGAGTTGCCATGTGTCAGTTTCCTTTGGAAAGAGAGTTACGAGTAGAGAGCATTCGCTGCATCGTCAAACGTCATCGGGCCACGAGCCTTGGCCGTGGACGCGCTGCCGCTAACGAAACGGTCTTCACTAATTGCCTTGCCTGCGCGGAAGAACAACCGGATCACCTCCGGGTGGTTGCCCAGGCCCGACGTATTGAGCAGGTCGCGGAGTTCGGGGGTGCCGAACGCATCCAGCGCCTTCTTCGCAACCGACAGGTTTTCAGCGAGCGCAGGCCCGCCGAACTCCTTGTCGTTCGTGGCCGACTTGGTCCACTCGTTGCGAACGGCCTGAATCTGGGCTTCCTGCCGCTGGGCCATCTGTGGACCCATACGGTCGAGAAGCTTCTGCGCGGCGTCCTGACTCAGTCCGAGTTCCCTAGCCACCTCCGAGTACGCAGCAATGGTTTCGCCGTCGAACTCGCGTCCGTCCGGCGCCTTGAACTCGTACTTCTCAGGCACAACGGGCGTGGCGTCGGCGGGTGCCTTGGCTTCGGCCTGTGGTGCCTGTTCGGTGGCAGGGGCTTCGCTGCCCTTAGCGGCATCACCGCTAGGTGCAGTCTGAGTGTCGGTCGCCTTCTGCCCATTCCCGTAGAGAACCTCCGCCACGTTGACGGGGGCTGCGGGAGTCGCGGATGTTGACGAGCTGTCAGGGGTCGTTGCGCTCGCCGTCATCGTTGGTTCGTTCATTCGTCAGTTCCTTCATCATCACCGGATACAGCTCCGGGCATTGAGTGTGAATAATACCAAGCAGTTGCAGTCCGTAATTCCGATTCCCCTCCGCAAACGCCATTGACATGGAGTTTGTGTTGAACGAACTACGGAACACGCCGGCTCGGTCCATGAGCCGCCACACGATGCGGCGGCCCCGCTTTGATGACATCAACCACTTGACATCGTTCTCCTCGTTCTCACGAGCAATCCGCTCGCGGAGTTCACGGTCGGCCTTGGCCTTCTCCTGGCCTCGCAGGTCTAGCGGATCGTAGTTCGTCATGGCGTGTAACTGCCATCAACCTCGTTGACACTCATCAGACCTCTAGCGCGCTAGGGCTGCCGTACCCCGAAAACATGTTCATCACGTCGGTCAACGCGGTCTGCTGGTCGGTCGGCGACGCAGCCAGGTTGCGAGTCGCCTTGCTGGCCTGCTCAACCGCAGCCACCTGCTCCTTAGCCGCCATTGCCTGATTGCGAGCATTGCGAACCACCGCCACTTCCTTGTCCGCAATGATGAGCGAAGGATCGACCCCAAGCATGTCGGCATAGATGTCGGCCCACTGGTCGCTGTCAAACTTGTCAAGCACGTCGGGCTTCATCTGCGCGATGGCCCCGAGGTTGCCGACGAACCTGTCAACGCTGTTCGTGCCGATGGCGCGCTGCGCCTGCGCCAGCATGCTGACGAACTCCACGTTCAGATCCATGCCCTGCAGTTCCTCTGGCGCCGGCGGGACGATGCCAGCCTGAATCATGCGCGTGAACGTGATGTCAACGAGCGGGTCGAGCAGTTCGTTGTGCAGGCGCTCAAGCACGGGGCCGAGCATCAGCAGCTTCTCCTCGTGGCGCTCTGCGACCTCGGTAGCCGTCATGCGCGTGTTCGGCTGCGTAGCCAGCATGAGGAACATGTCGGCGTAGAACGCACTTCGCACTCGGTCACGGCAATCGACGATGTCGTTGAGCAGGTACTGCAGGTTCAGGTTGACCTCAAACGCGGTCTTGATGCCCATGCCTGCGCCGTCAACAAACGAGATGCCGCCCGGCAGCGTCTCAACGTCGCGGTTTTTCATGGACACAGGAACCTGCAGCGGTGGCTTGGTCTGGAAGTCGATGGCCTGCGCCTTGCGCAACTGCTCGTGCTGCAACTGCTTGATGTCGCCAAGCGCCTCCATGCCGGGCGAGTTGCCATAGATGTCGCCGCCGGCGGTGGCCCAACGCGGGACGAGCGCGGGGAACTGCTGAAACCCCGACTCGCGCAGGAACTTGCCGTCCTCGCCGCCGACCTCAAAGTACCACGACCCGTAGGCCATGTTTTTGTCATCGCGCTTCTTGTGGTCGCGGTCGGCGCGTGGCTCAATGGCGTGAATGATCGGAATCCAGGCGTCAAGCGTGCCACGGTCGTACATGTTGCGCACCGTGATGCTGCAATTCTTGTAGCCGAACTCCTTGACGAGATCGGCGACCGTGACCTCAAACTCGCGGTACATCGTGGTCACGCGGCCTTGGAAGTCGGTCGCAATGCAATACTCGCCGCACGTGACGGGGTACTGGTGAATGACGTTCTTGAAGTCAGGCAATACGACGCTGACTGCCGTGCCAAACGCGCCGAGTTCCTCGTACATCGTGTGCAGTGCGCGGTACGTGTTCGACTTCTGGAAGACGAGCTGCATGCGCCTCGTCACATCGTCGAGCCACAACTTGACGGGCTGATAGGAGTTGAGTTCCGGGTCAGCGGTGGCGAGCCTGAACCACTGACGTGCAGGCGACGTCGCGCCGGCCATCATGCCTGCGCCAAGCGTGCGCAGTGCGCGAGTCCCAGTGTTGTCGTAGATGTTGTTGTGCCGACGCCAACCCTTGTCGCGGTCCTGTCGGAAGAACCGACCGTTGCGCGGCAGCAGGTAGGTCGTGATCTCCTGCCAGTGCGAGAGCCACGATGCGCGCTCAGACTTGAGCATGCCCCACCGCGTGAACAACTTGTCCCGCGTGGGTGCGTCGGGGTAGGACTGCGCGTCGCCTGTGTATTCGCTCATCGTGCTCCCGGTGCTGTTGGTGAACGTTGACCCTGCATTGCGCGTGGCAGAAATGAACCAAGAACCGGCGGCGGCGGCGTGCCTAGACCAAACGCGGACGCTTGCGCTTCGTATGCAGCCATCGGGTCACCTGTCGCGCCAGTCGGTTGAATAAACCCGCCACCAAATGTCCCGCCCCTGACTGTCCCGAAACCGCCGCTCATTGCGCCCAACTTCGCTGACGCGGAGGCTTTCGTCGCTGCCTGCTTGTAATCAGCGAAATACTCAACGCGGTCTGCCGCATCTAGTTCGCCAACCTCAAGCATTGACAACGGCCTGAATGCTGACTGTGGAGCTTTGCCTTTACCACCACGAATGCCAAGTGACCGCATGAATGGCGAGTTACGCATGACTTCTTCTTGCTTTGGCACGACCATCCACGGTCGTTCGGCATCAACAGGAACAAATGGATCTTCGCGCTCCTGCGCAGCGGCTAACGATGTCATGTTCGGGTTGAACATTGCCATGTCAACCACCAAGCAGCGTTTGGCGTCCAAGTGCGAGATCCTGCGACGAAACGCCGCTTGGTCCCGTCAGCATGGTGCTCGTGGGGCCGCCGCCTGCGCCCTCGGCTGCGCCGGCCATGATGCCGAGCATGTCAGGCTGGCGACGGTTGGCGGCTGCCATAGCTTGTGCGCTGCGTCGCTGCTGCGATGCGGCCTGAGCTGCTGCCTGCCGCTGAGCCTGGCGTTGCTCGTTCATAGCCTGCTTCTGGGCGTCACTTGCGCGTTCTCCTGCGTAGACCGCGTAGCCAGTGCCGGCTGCGGCTGCGGTGGCTGCTGCGACTGCTGCGATGGTTGAAATAGCTGCCATGTCAAATCTCCTTCGTGTGCATGCGTTCCGTGACACTATAACCCATTCGCCCCAACAATCTTGCAACAGGTGTGTTACCTTGCACAACTAGATCGCTCATGGCGATGTACTGCACGTCAAGGTGACGGGCGTGCTCCTCAAATGTCTTTAGCAGTCGGATGCCTGCCGACGTGATGCGGTAGGCCGGGTCAACCCACCACGCTAGTTCGATGGCGGTCCTGACGTGCGCGGCGAACCACAGCGGTCCAGTCACGCCAAGGATCGCGCCGATTACCTTGCCGTCCATCTCGGCGACGAATGAGCACTCAAACGCAATGATCTGGGCGATGCCGGCCTGCAATTGCTCGTCGGTCACTTGGATGTTGCGGTACTCGCTGTACTGCAGGAAGTCGCGGCCCATCGCTGTCAACACGGCAGCGTCCTCAACGGTCGCCAGGCGGATGTTCATTGCATTGCCTCGTAGGGGTCGTAGTCGTTCCGGTCGCGTGGGTCGATGCGTTCGCGGATCTCGCGTGGCAACTGCTTCGCCACGGGGTATGCGAATGTCAACGCAAGGGCGTCGGCGATGTCGGGACTAGCGCCGCCCTGCAGGCGCTTCTTGATCTCGTCCTTGGACTCAAGCACGCGCCTGCCGACCATGTCAAACTCGTAGGTCGGGGTAGCTAGTTCGGCCTTGAGCGTGGTGTCATTGGGGATTGAGCCGCCGGCCATCAGCCACTCGCGCATGCCCCACCACATCTCGGTGCGCTTGTTGACATACAGGTTGGGGTAGATCGCCTTGCCGCCGAAATTGACCTCAACGATGTCGTAGTCGAGCTGCCGCAGGCGGTCGATCACGCCAGCCCCGCCGCCGACGTCAATGAAGATCGCGTCCGGGTCGCGGTCTTCAATCAGGTTAGCGATGCGCCCGGCTAGCGCCATGTTGTCGATGCCTTGGAACACGCTTGGCGTCTCCATGCGCAGCCCCTGCCGGAACACGACCACGCTGCGGTCATCGCCGAACCGGGCAGGGTCAACGCCCATGACGAGCGGCGCGTCCATGACATCGCGGTCCGGGTACACAAGCGACGCGGCGCCCTCGGCATCAGACAGCGTGATGAGCTGGTTGTCGCCTGCTGCGGTAAAGTCGCACAGGTACTCGCGTGCGTAAGCGCTCTCAGGCATGTCGCGCTTGAGGCGCAGCACCTCGGCCTTGTCGATGGCATCCGTATCGTTGACGGTATAACGAGCCGCCAACCAGTCCGGCAGGCTGCCTGCTCGGTAGTACAGTTCGCTGAACAGGTTGATTCCTGCTGGCGTGCCGATGAACACGGCCCATCCCTTGCGGTCGGACAGGGCGGGTTGGATGATGTCGTTCCAAACCTCGGGCCGGATCTGCGCGACCTCGTCAATCACGCAGCC